GCCCTAAGTGCAGAGGCAGTAACTTACATATGAACACAACAAATATGTCTCATGGGATAGTATATGATAAAGATGGCGTGATTATGGAATTTGATTGTATTGATTGTTCGCACTCAGCAATTTTGGCGATAGGTAATGGAGATGTAGGTAAGCAACAGCTTATCGCTCGAATAAGTTGGGTGCATAAGGTTGCTCCCTACGTACCAACTGCCGCTGCTAAATTAGCAGCCTGTTCTCTTACTGGGTACAGCAAAAAACTTAAACAACACGCAGAGAAATACGATCTGTGGGATGTAGCTATAGGTTCCAAAGCTGATGTTCCATTTGACCCAAAAGAATATGCAACTAAAAAATGACTATAGCGCCGTGGTCCTTCAGTAAGATTAAAGCCTTTGAGCAATGCCCAAAGCAGTTCTACCACATGAAGATACTCAAGCAGTACGAAGAGAAAGAGACGGAGGCCATGCTTTACGGCACCCACTTTCATTCGGCAGCGGAGGAATACATAAAGAACTGCGCCCCAATGCCAGAGCGGTTCGACTACGCGGTTGACGTTCTTGACAGTCTTCAAGCCAAACAGGGTAAGAAGTTATGTGAATACAGGCTCGGTCTAACGTCGGAGCTGGAGCCTTGCGGTTTTTCAGATAAAGATGTTTGGTTCCGAGGTATAGCAGACCTGATAATACTGGACGACGACCTAGCGTGGGTGATTGATTATAAAACGGGTAAGTCTGCGCGGTACGCCGATAAAGGTCAGCTAGAACTTATGGCGTTGGCTACGTTTAAACATTTTCCCGAGGTCAACGAAGTACGGGCGGGGTTGCTGTTCGTGGTGTCCAAGAACCTCATACGAGATACTTACTATAGGGACGATGAGGCTAAACTCTGGGAGAAATGGCTGACAAACTATAGTAAGATGGAATCAGCCGCAGCTAATGATGTGTGGAACCCTCGCCCAAGCGGGTTGTGTAGAAGGCATTGCGCGGTTACCGAGTGCGCTCACAATGGGAGAAACTAATGCCATACACGAAATCCCCTCGACCATATAAACACGAATACCAACTACAGAAGAAACGTGGCGAACACGCAAACCGTATGGAAAGACAAAGGGCTAGGCGGGAGTTGGATTCAAAAGGTGTTAACCGTAAGGGTAAAGATATAAGCCACAACAAGCCGTTACGAAACGGCGGCACCAACGCGGATGGGTACAAGTTAATGAGTCCCAGCAAGAACCGTGCGAACAACGGGAAAAAGAAGACTAAAACAGTATAAGACTAGGAGAACGGTCTTGGAGATTATTAAGAACAAGGCGCTGCTGCTCAAGCTGCGGCACCCGAAGCAAGTAACTACGGCTATCCCGAAAAGCCACAAAGTTGACGATAACAACGTGCTTGTTAAGTGGGGCGTTGATGAAACCCACGTACTAAAGAACCTAAACATTAAGGTGCCGTCCCCCATAAAGGGGCAATACGATTGGCCGGGTCAACACAAGCCCTTCGAACACCAGAAAGACACGGCTGCGTTTCTGACCATGAACCGCAAGGCGTTCTGCTTTAACGAGCAAGGCACCGGTAAGACTGCATCTGCTATATGGGCTTCTGACTTTTTGATGAAGCAAGGAGCCATAAAACGAGTGTTAGTTATCTGCCCGCTCTCGATCATGGACAGCGCATGGCGTAGTGACTTGTTTAGTTTTGCTATGCACCGAAGTGTGGATATAGCGTACGGCTCCCCAGACAAACGCCGCAAAATAATAAACGGTGGCGCAGAGTACATAATTATCAATTATGACGGCGTTGCCATAATTAAAGACGAGATAATAAACGGTGGATTCGACCTGATAATCGTTGATGAAGCTACCCACTACAAGAATGCCCAAACCACGCGCTGGAAGACACTCAACAAAATATTGAAGCCCGATACGTGGCTGTGGATGATGACGGGAACTCCCGCCGCGCAAAGTCCGTTGGACGCCTACGGATTGGCTAAGTTCGTAAACCCCACAGCGGTGCCGCGTTTCTTCGGTTCGTTCCGCGATATGGTCATGTACAAGGTATCTAACTTTAAGTGGATACCCAAGGAGAGCGCCGTGAGCACGGTGTTCAACGCGCTACAACCTGCCATACGGTATACCAAAGAAGACTGTTTGGATCTACCGGATATGATCTACACAAAGCGAGAGGTCGAACTTACGCGGCAGCAGAAGAAATACTACAAGGAATTGCGAAACCGCATGGTAGTTCAAGCTGCGGGAGAAGAGATAACCGCAGTGAACGCGGCTGTTAACATGAACAAGCTGCTACAGATATCTTGCGGGGCGATCTACACCGATAAGGGCGACACGCTAGAGTTTGATATAAAGCACAGATACAAAGTGCTACGTGAGGTCATAGACGAGTCAAGCCAGAAGGTGCTTGTGTTCGTGCCTTTCAAACATGCGATAAGCGTACTGTCTGAGAAACTTACTTCCGATGGTATAAGCAACGCTGTCATACAAGGTGATGTGCCGGTCGGAAGACGGACTGACATATTTAAGGCATTTCAAGAACAGGACGATCCCCAAGTCCTGATTATCCAGCCAGCCGCCGCCGCCCACGGTGTAACACTGACCGCTGCAAACACAGTGGTTTGGTGGGGTCCGACAAGTTCTTTGGAGACGTACGCCCAAGCCAACGCCCGAGTACATCGTGCAGGGCAGAAGCATAAGTGTACCATTGTGCAGCTACAAGGCTCCCTCGTAGAGAAACACGTTTACCGTTTATTAGATAGCAAAATAGACGTTCACTCCCAAATTGTAGATTTATACAACAAACTGCTTGACTAGTATATTTATTGCCATTAGATTGCACACCCTACAAAGATTTGGAGGTGCAAATGAGTGGTAACCTAGACAAGTTGGTTAAGGTCTACCAAAAAATAAAGGCGAAGCGGAGCGAACTATCCGCTGAGTTCAAGGAGAAAGACGGTGAACTGCGAGAACAGCAGGACACCATAAAGAAGGCACTCCTAGACCACTGCAAAGAGCATGAAGTCGAGAGTGTACGAACTTCTGAAGGATTATTTTACAGAACCGTTAAGACCCGTTATTGGACGAGCGATTGGGAGTCTATGTACAACTTCATCGAAGAGAACAGTGTACCAGAATTTCTCGAAAAGCGTTTAAACCAAGGCCATGTAAAGCAGTTCCTAGAAGAAAACCCCGAATGTGTTCCACCGGGGCTAAACGTGGACAACGAATACATAATTTCTGTTAGGAAAAAATGATGAGTGGACCTTACGTACCTATTGAGAAGCTAGCCAACCACTTGCACGTGTCGGTATCTACCGTGCGGGGGTGGGTTAGAAACAAGAATATTCCTGAGAACACCTACATACGTGTAGCTAACACCTACCGGTTCTGTATTGAGGACGTTACCGCTGCGCTTTCTGCGGATAAGGGAAGCGCCGAATCAGATGCCGAGGTAGATCAGGATCTATGAGACGGATAAGCATACGGGATAAGTTGTTCACCGAATGTATAGGGGAAGACGAAGTTCTAGTAGATGACGACGAGTACAACATGGTTGTGGTTAACGCAGCCGGTATATCTCGCGCATACTACGAGGGAGATTACGATCCAGACAGGTTGATGCTACCTACTTGTTGGTCAGCGGATACACAAGTTCCATCCCCTGATGTACCTCAAGGGCAACGACAAGCTAACAGGTGCATGGACTGCCCCCACAACATTCGTGGGTCAGGATATGGTAGCAGCCGCGCTTGCAGGTTTTCGCAGCGTTTGGCTATCGCACCGGAAGATAGGTTACGAGAAGTGCATCAACTACGCCTCCCAGCTACCTCTATATTCGGGCAAGCACGTGACGGGAATATGCCTATGCAAGCGTACGCTAGATTTCTCTCGAACCACGATACACCGGCTATCACTGTACTTACAAAGATGTATTTCGATACAGATAGTGATACCCCGAAGCTATTCTTCAAACCTAGTCGCTCTCTAAGGGATGAAGAATTAAGTGTAGCTTCAGAGATGATTAACCATCCCGATACAATACGGGCCATCACTCTGGAATACACACCATTTGAGGGCAGCATGAAGTCCCCGTTTGCAGAAACAAGCGGGTTCCAACATTAACATTAGGAGAAGTAATATGGCTGATAAGCCAAAATCCATACCCTTTATGATTGGTCAAGTAGAAGCCCTGTGGCCGCGTTTGAACACAACATACAGGTTCGACAACAAAGAGAAACGTTCAGTACCTTGTGATGTGTTCGAGGACGGCGCTAAGTACGAGTTAGCTTTCCGTATGTCCAGCGCACAAGCCAAGAAGTTGTACTCGCAGATGAAAGCGGCGTACGCGGAAAGGGCCGCAGATGATTGGCCTGAGAAGTTCGACAACCCCTTTACTAAGGAAGAAGAGGGTACGTATACCTTCAAGACTTCTTTGAAGGGGGCGTATGGCAAGGATGCGACTAGGAAGCCGTCACAGTATGACGCTTCTAACACCCAGTTACCTGATGATTTTATGCTTACTACAGGTAGCACCGTGAATATCGCGGGTGTATGTGTGCCGTATCATGCTAAAGGTGTAGGTACCGGTGTATCGTTACGGCTTAACGCTGTGCAGGTAACTGATTACGTGCCTATGCAGGTGTCGTCTCCTTTCGTGGGTGTCGATGGCTTTGTGGCTAATCGCGGTAATCCTTTCCAGAGTGCGGAGGAGCCAGAGGTAACAGAGGATGAGATAGACGAGCCAAAGAAAGTGGCTAAGAAGTCTACTCCCGCGAAAGCCAAAGACCCCGAACTAGACGCTATTGTGGACGATTGGGACGATTAGCTCTTTTAACATAACCCCGGCTGCGCCTAGCGTGGTCGGGGATTTCTCTCGGGTAAGTGATAATGGAAACAAAAGAATTCTTACAGAGAGCGTTAGGAGAAGGTGGCTTTTATTGTGTGTTTGCGTCCCTAGGTTCAGAGAACCGCAGGGTACAAAAGTTCTACGACTCCATAGACGCTGTTCTGACGAAAGCGCAGGAACTAGACGAGGCTGGGTTTGATGCGTACTTCGCGCTAGCTACTTTTGAAGAAGCTGGATCACGCAAAGTAACCAATGTCAAAGAACTCAGGACGTTCTTTCTAGATTTAGATTGTGGTCCCAGTAAGGATTACGAAAATCAAAACGAAGCCATGCTGGCTTTACGGGGGTTTTGCAAGAAGCTAGACCTACCGAAACCGCTGTTGATTA